GGAACGACGAAAGAAGCAGTCGTTTTGAAGAAGAAAATAGGGGCTTACATTAACGGGGATCTTTGTCCAGTTTGGACTTGGATATGGCCGTTAGTGCCAGATTTTCGAGCGTTCGTGCCTCGGCTGCGCCTTTTAGGAGCAGGAGGTCTTTGAGTTCGAGACTTGGAATGAGTGGCGCTGTTGATGTTTCCACCAGTGCGCGGAGAGCAGCTTCGCGTTCTAGGAATGTTGTGACGGATGGTGCCGTCGGAGCTGACTGAGGTCTTTGAGTTACGCCTTGGGTGGCGATTCTTTTGGGACTTGTTAGCTCGGTTGCCGGATGGTACCGGTAGAGTTCCTGGAGCGCGTTGGTGCGTTTGCGTTTGAGTGTTTGTGTGAGTGTCACAAACTCGGTCTTGACTCGGTCGTGGTGTTCCAAGAAGAGACGCGCAGTCTTTGGTTCTAGATCCTGAGCGTCCAAAATAAGTGTCATATTTTGGAGAAGGATACTCGGGATCAGAGCATTGACTTGAGAGAATACTTGGTCCAGGACCATCAGATGGTCTTGGAGCCGAAATGTCTCCCGAGCCGACAGAGGCTGGTGAGGATGTGGTTGTGGAGGTGAGGTCTTCGCTTTGGGATTCATGTTTCGTTTCTGGGCCGACGGTGTAGCCATTCAAGTAGACTTGGTGTGCACCAGTTGCTAGGGATCGATGTTCAACACATTGGGGAAATTGCATTGGATCTCCTCCCGCATCAATATGTGCGTAGAGGGCGTCTTGGTCGAAGTTTGGGTATGCTTCGGTCATGACATCATCCATCCAATTCTCATGTATGTTGGTCCAGCAACTACCATACAACCGAGCATTGTAACTACGGTTTCCGGCGTCGACATCCTTGATGCCTTTAGACTCGAGTTGAGATACACAGTATCGAGCTATGGCACCAATGATAGGCGTGTTTGAATCTGAGGTTTCGAGACCCCGCATCTTGTCAAGCACTTTTTCTTCGTTCGAAAAAGCTGTCACCGGGGCTACAGACATCTTTGGAATAATGCGCTGTGGTGTTCCCATACTGTTTGCTTGGTCCGTCCATGCCATGAACAATCGTCCTAGGAATGGAACAGGCTTGTTTCGTGAGACGGTAACAGTCTTCATGATAAGACCGTAGGTATCACAAACCCGGGTGAGGGCCTTGGTGAACTTGTTAACGTCCACTGAGGCGCTCAATCCGATAACACCGTCGTCACCTCCATGGATAGAAGGGGCGTGGAGAGCCTGGTCATGGGTGTAACCATAGACTCGCCATGCGTTGTAGGTGACGTACATGTTCCGAAGCGTGTTGGTAACGGATGTGTCTGCTGCCCCCGAGAGTTGCGCCATTTGAGTGGCGAAAAAAGCTCGGCGGAATGAATCTCTCCCCGCAGCATTGACGTTGCAGTGTCGCATGTAGACTTTGAGGAAGAACTCGAAATGGTGTTCGAATAATACCCGAAAGATCTGCAAGTCACACAGCTCACGTAAAGCACGTGAGATAGTACCGTCAAATCGCGAGAAATCCGTGCAGAGGGCGATGGCTGATTTTTGGAGGACGGCTACAAGCCGTTCTTCAACCAAAGGGGGTGCAACGAATGCGTATTTTGGATACGCTTTGAGAAGCAGAGTGGTAGCAATGGTGAATATGGAGTAGTCTACCAACATATCTTGCGATGGGTTGAAGATAAGACGGGCAGGTTTAACTGGAGCTCCTGTGTCGTTTGCATCATCACCAGGCCCCGCCGGGTCGGCTTTGATAAACAATGTAACCTTGTCTTTGTCAGCTACAACTGACAAGGCTGATATCATTTTCTCGCGTTTAGCATTGGTAGAAACATTTAGCAATACATCGTCTATTGAGACAGGTGTAATTGCTGTGAATGATTGAGCGTAATCGCGGGCGCATTGGATCACGATCGCGGGAATGGGAGCATTCGGGCGGTCCTGGAATTTGGTGAGTCGTTCTTGAATAGAATATTCAACGGTAGTGAGGTCAACCGTTTCGTAAGCTATGTTTGGATCTATAGCTGACATAACAGATTGTCCCAACTCACGACGATCAAAAGGATCGTAAACGACTTCACCATCCAAAGGGAGTCTAGTGTAGTTCTGAACGGAATCGTTGCAAATGTAGACTAACGGTGGTGCTTGGTGTACTTCTTTCAAGTAGACGGAAATAATTGTTGCGAGTGCTAATTGTTTAGCTGGGTTCTTCTCAGATGTAACGTGACGTTGCACCATGCCTGATGTCATCGACGTTTTCTGAAGGCGGTTGCCTGCAATAATTATTCCGAGTTCTTGAGAGGGCAGTTCGACGTGAGCGTATTGAGCAACAAGTCCCATTGAGAGGGTGGTGACTTCATTGTCAACTGTCATGATAACAGCCATGTCCCCATCCACTGGGGCAAACTGTTTCACTGTGCGTTTATTTTCCTTTGTAAACACACACCACGATGCTAGTGCAGCAGAAATGCCGCTCATCCTGTTCGTGGGAACAAGGAAGATCAAACTCTTCAAATCATTTAATCTTCGACGCTCGACAAGGTACAACTTGCCATAAGGTACGCAGAAACTGCTGCCGGTGATGTAGAGGTAGTCCGTGCCATAATCATGGACATGGTGACAATATGATGCTCCTCCAGCGACTTTGACGAGAATTTCATTGTCGCGGTTGAAACACCAATGGGCGTCTGCTACGCTGCCCGCTACGGTGGCGGGTGTGGTTGCGTAAATAATGACGGGGTTGTCATTAGTCAGAAGAAAGGCATTCATGTCCATGTAGTGGTCCACATCGACCAAAGAGATGAGATGATGTGGGAGAACTGGATCCACCTGCTGTTGCTGGATGAGATCTTTGGGGTGAAAGATTTCACGGCGTCCAGTGCGGGCATTGCTCTGCTGCTTCGCTGACATCTGGAAATCATAAACTTCCAGACCCATCCTAAGTGCGATGTGGTCAAACGTTGCAACAACTGCAGTCCGCTCAGCGGCGGCCCGGGGGTGCGTATGGCCCCGGACGGTGTTTGCCCCGGCGAGGGGTGTGGTTTGGAAGATATTGCGATTGGTAGTGTACGCAGTGTTGGTCTTCCAGTGAAAGATCAGCTCCTTGGCAGCGACTTTAAATTCCCCTTTCCACATAAAGCGAATGGAAGAGGGGATACCACATGGGTCTCTCTCGGTATCACGCAACGCTCGAAAGATAGCAATTGAGCGGAGGATTGGCGCGATGTAAACCTGCCGAGCCGGATTGAAGATGCGTAAGATTGTCACCCTGGTACTAGTTGAGACCGTTAGGTCAAGCATTTGCGGTATGCGTGGTAGACATGGGGTTCTTCTGGCATCAGTATCCAGTTGACGGTAGGCGCGAGATTGAGATGTTGGCATGAGAGCCTCGATCTCAGGGGCTTGTTCTGGCGTTAACAAAGGTTGGGAATCATCAGTGCGACGAAGCAACTTGAATAGCAAGAACATGGTGTAAGGTTGGAAATGACAAATATTCAATTGT